GCCTATAACGGTCCTAGAGTGCATGGCCCTAGAATCAAAAGAATACACTAAAAATAATCAGCTTATAAAAAGCAAACAACCGTCACCCCTGCAGAGGCGACGGTTGTAGCCGTAGGTCGAGTTTGTAGGCAGACTCTTAGACCAAGGCCTCCTTGCCGTGGGTAATGCCACTAGACAAATGGACCACCATCCTTTCTGCTTCAGAGGGCTATGTAGGTACCCGAAAAGATGATATCCGTTTTGTAAATACTGAAAGCATTAATAAATCTATGAATTATTTTCTTTGTCGTCCCAGGAGTGCTTAGCAAGGCCAAGTTGGAATGCTAATTCCGGGAAATTGCCGATTCTTTGATGGCATTGCCTGCAGACAGCAATGACATTGTCTTCCGACAAAATTGATCCACCCTGAGAGCGCCTAACCAACTCATGCACATCAACGCTTGGCCTGCGCACGTATGTAACCAATTTGTCATGAGTAGCAAATATCGGACAAGCCTGACAGTGTGGATTCTCATCAAGAATCTTCTTGACAAAAGGCCTTCTTTCGTCATAAAGCTTTTCCATCTTCTGCGAGCGGTGCTTAAGCTTTGAGCGACTCTGTAATGCCTTTTTACTTTTCAGCGGCGTTTTAGATTTGAGCCCCTTCTTTGCCTTAAGAGGTTTTTTTCTCTTCATCAGAGACTAGATGCATCAATTGAGTCAAATAGCCACTTATTTTCAAGGGTTGCCCATAGCGCCCTATCAACAGCCGTATCTTCTAGATCAAATTCCTCAAGAAGTGAGCGATGCTTGCCGATTGCCCTTCTTAGCATCTCAACTTCATTCCAACCATTTGATGTCGGCTCTTGACCTGTCTCAATCATGTGCGCCACCTCATCAAGCCTCTTGTTTACGTGAAATCTGAATCGTGAGACTTTATGGCGTCGTGCGTCATAGGAAGACTTTGCCTCCCGAGCTAGTCGGCGACCATTCTTTCCCATCGCCTCATAACGACCCATATCCGATTCTTCATCTGCGTCAATATCGTCAAGTTGGTCATCAAGGTTCTCTACAAGGGCGATAAGCGCCTCTTTCCACCTTTCCCAGTTTTCTTTCTTGAGCAGTTCTGCTCGCTGGATTGACGAAAGCTTATTCTTTACTTCTTCCGCCACCATCTGTGCAAAAGCATCGTCACTAATCATCTTGTCTTTCTCCATGCTGGACATATTTTTTGGTAACTACACCAGTTGCAGAGTGTAGATTTTCTTGCTTCAAAATTTCCAGATTTGCAACTTTCATCAATCTGGCCTTTTACAGTTTGAACCGTATTTGTCATGCTGGCAACATCTTTATCTGTTACCTCCCTAGAGAACCTCACTCCATCTTTGAGGTATAGAAGTTGAACTTCTTCAGTCTCGCCAATCCCTGAGTTTGATAACAATTTTGCATAAATATGCAACTGAAAAAACTTGTCATCAAGATACATCTTTTTTGGTGTTTTGCCAGTTTTGTAGTCACCGACGATCAGTTTTCCGTTGTCGTTCTCTATATATCTATCTATAAAGCCACGAATCTTGACTCCACCAATATCCGCTATGACCTCAGTTTCTAGGCCTGCTGGTGATACCCGAGATGGGTCTTCCATCTCCCATATCTTCTCAATACACCACCAAGCATGCCACCTGAAGGTGCGGAGCTTTTCTGCATTCTTGATTAGCTTTTTAACCTCTGGTTCCCAAGTTGTTTCCCAAAGTGATTTAGCTATTTCTTTTGCAGACTGCTTGATTCGCATTTCTGGCTCAAGCTTGTAGAGCTCTTCAAGAACATCATGTACGAAGTTCCCAAGAACTGCTGCTTCTCCAGGTTCATCTGGAATTAGGTCAATTTTGTTAAACCTAAATTTCAGTGGACACTGAAGATATGTATTGATTGATGAAGCTGAAAGATATGGAGGTGGTTTTAGTTCTTCATCAGGACTTGACAAATTCGCCACCAAGCGACATACGAACAGCTTCTGCCATAAGTGTTTCTAGATCATCCATGGTTGCTGTCGCCTTAGTTGGCTTTGGCTTTCCACCACTCTTGGTTTCCCAATATGCATTGAGTTCATCTCTCTGCTCTTGGGAGAGGCTTTTCGCCAAGCCAACAAAGCGCTCCCATGTATCAAGGCGTTCTTGTTCCTCTTTGGAAACCGGCTCCCTTACGGCGCTCATTACTTCTTCTATCTCAATCGCATCTTCAGAGCGAGCAAGGTACAAACCAATGCCTAGTGTCTGCACTGCTTTCTTCAAAGCATCCGACACAGCACCTTTCATCTCGTCGCCAAGATCAACAATCTCACCCTGCTTGGTGCGCTTGATTTTCTGGCCTCCGTAGCCATCTCTGTGGATGACAGAATCAGGTCTTGACTCATCTGTAATCCAAGAGAAACGAACATGGGCAACAATGAAGTCGGGGTCAATTGCGTCGCGACCGCAAGAAATGATTTCAAATGACCAGCGGTCTACACCAATAACTTTGTTAAGTCTTGTGATGACTTCACTGACAGGGATGTACGTGAGTGAAGTTCCACCCTTTCTGAGAACCTTTTCCATTTCAGGCGGAAATGGCTCAGAAAGCATTTGCACAATATTTATATTTGTCATTCACTGTCTCCTTTTCTAACAATGATGCTCGTCTTGAGTTGCCCAGTTTCGCAATACAAGTCTGGATTGATTCCAATGTTGTTGAGCTCTTTTATGCGCCAGTATGACGGTGCGCAATAGTTCATTAATTCAAGTGCAATGTCCTCTGGTGACTTGATTACCTCTCCGGTATCAATATCAACTGACATTTGGAAAAGTCTGTCAACCACTGCTTTGGCAATGTCTTTGTGTTGCCAGCCTTTTCTGTCATATGCCGACTTTTTCTCAATCTGGGCACCGTTTTCCAGCATGACGACACTTTCCGCATTCATCACATCTGAGTAGAGACTTGCTGTCCTGTCGTAAACGGCTGATAGGTCTCTTTTTGCAAGATTCATTGCTAGAAGCAATTCTCCAGCCTCAGCTAAATCTGGTGATTCTTCAAAGTAGGAGCCAATTTCAGCATCTAGCTGGTTAATGAAACTCCTGAGTTCTGCAACTCTTTGTAGGGTCATTTTTCCTTCTTAATAGTTTTGTAGTCGTGCTAGTAGCGCACGGAAGGAAAGATACAGCGGTCAAAATGAGAAATCAACCCTCTAGAGAAGAATTGAGACTCTGCCCCTCTGGGGTAGCCCAAGACCGGTCAGGTGGGTGAAGGCACCAACCGCTGAGTCAACTTGGTCGTCATGGTCGCAAGCCTCCGGGAAGGAAGAAAGCTCATCTAGCCAGCTAGTTAGCCATGGACCCCGTACCACCCTGACATTTCCATTGGCTACGGCTGCGGCAAATGGCCGAGCCCTAGTGACCTTGTCGCCGGTAGACCTGATCCCAAGAAAATCGTACCCCGGAACCACGTATCTGGCATATTGGTCAATTAGGGCTTTACCGCTTGACCCCGGTTCCTGCTCCATCCTGATTGGGACACCGTGGCCATCCTCGTAGGCAGTCTGGGCGATAAGTTGCTCCACTTTTTCACCCCTGACCCGAGCCCTCCTGACATCCAATATGTAGGCGATGCCGGAATCAAACATCATCAGGGTTCCAACGGTCCAGTCGGGGTCTGGGTTGGAGTGGGACGGCTCCGTGGCCGCAAGGTCCCAGAATCTCACCGCCCGTGCGGAACTCGTTATTTGGGGCACCTCCTCGGGATCTATGAGGACCACCGACTCTCTGTCAAAAAGGGTGCCCAGAGTGGTGCTCCACCAGTCACCTTCCTCCAAACGGCGCCTTTCTATGGGGTCTAGTGCCTGAAGGGCTTGGCGATAGGATTCGGCGTCAATTCCTGGGTTATCCGTCAATTTTGAGGGGACAAATATCCTTCCCTCGTGCATTCCCTCAATAATGAATCTCTGCCTAACCCAATTGGGTGCTGGGTTTGACGCCGCTCTCATTCTTAGGGGCACATTTGCCAGTGGTCCAGAGGCCGGTCTACGCAGACGGGAGAAGAGGTATCTGTAATCAGATTCACGAATTTCTGTTACTTCGTCCATTCCAATGAACTGAAATTCCGAACCTTTATATCTAAGATAATCATTTACATTATTTAAATATCCGAAAGATATTCTTGCGCCAGATGGGAATGTGGCAACGAAGCTGTTGTTGTTCCAATGAACATCATCATACAAACTCATCCATGTTTTGAATCTGTCCATCAGAGCGCCCGGAAGGGATAGGTCAGCAAATGTGCGCCTAAACAAGATCGCAGAGTATCCCGGGATATCAACATACTGAAGAGCGGCCATTAGCAAAGCGGACGACTTGCCACCACCGGCAGCTCCACCAAAAAGAGCTTCAATAGCGTTTGTTCTTAGGAATACCTTTTGCGTTATTGAAGGTTCCTCGGGACAAAACGGAGGTTCCTTAGGTTGCAAATATTCAAGAACCTTTGACCAGTCTGTATTACTATCGGTCATTACTTTTCACCTCAGGCATATAACCGTAGAGTACATCAATAGGCTAATCTTCCGTGTATGCCAAAATTTCTGATAAAAATCAGGTCAGTTCTTACCCGTAGCTTGTTCGCTTATTTATTTATGATTTCATTTATACTATTAAGCAGTATTGGTGCGGGTTTAATATTCCCTCCGGCTGGCTTGCTGGTCGCAGGGGCTACCTGTGGCATGTTCGGATACCTGTTAGGGCGTGAGTAAAAGATATGGCTTGGAACTCTCCAGTTAATAAATCGCTCAATGCGCAAAACAGCAAGGAACTAGGACCGGGTGCGCCAGTAGCCCATAACCCAGGATATGCAGGCAAACCCTATAGGGATAGCTGGGATATAGAGAGGGCATACCGAGAGGGAATGCAGAAGGTCACATGGGTGGCCAGATGTATTGATGCAATTGCCGGCAACCAAGCAAGACTGCCAATCATTCTTAAAAAGGACAATTCACCCTCTGGTGAGGTGCTTGTTGGTAGACAAGCAAAAAACGCATCGCTAATTGAGATACTCAATACAAAGAGCAATGTCGGCGAAAACTCATTCATATTTAGGTACAGACTTTCAGCGCAACTAATGCTCGGAACAAGAGGGGCATTCATAGAACACGTCAGGGGTCGTGATGGTGGAATTATTGGACTTAATCTATTGCCACCTCAATCAACTGCACCCATACCAGACGCCAAGAAATTTGTTTCTGGCTACGAAGTTCAAATGCCGTATGGCGAAAAGAAGTATCTAAGACCAGAAGACGTTACATGGATTAGAAGACCACACCCACTTGATCCATACCTTTCACTAACTCCACTTGAGTCCGCTGGTGTTGCTATTGAAATTGAAAATCTCGCCAAGGTCTACAACAGAAACTATTTGCTGAATGACGGAAGACCAGGCGGACTACTTGTTCTTCGTGGTGAAATTGATGATGACGACAAAGAAGAATTGAGAAGTCGCTTTAGGGGCAATCTTGCTAGGGCCGGTTATACATCAGTAATTTCAGCAGATGACGGCGTTGATTATGTTGATACTTCTGCATCACCAAGAGATGCTGCATACATACAGATGCGACAAATTACTAAAGAAGAAATTCTTGCATCATTCGGCGTTCCTGAATCAGTGATAGGAAATGCGTCTGGAAGAACATTCAGCAATGCATCAGAAGAAATTCGTGTTTTCTGGATGGAAACAATGCTTCCGCACCTTGAGATTCTTGCTCGTGGTCTAGACGAACTAGACAATGAATACTATGTAGATTTTGATACAAGCCAAGTTCCGATACTTATGCTCTACAAGCAAGAGCGTATGCGTTACTTGATGGATGAATTCCAGAATGGTCTAATCAGCAATAACGAGTACAGAGCTGGATCTGGAAGGAAGGAAACGGAAAGCGACCTTGCAGATTCACTACTCCTGAATCCAAACCTTATTCCAATCGCCAATACAAAAAAGAAAATGGAAGAGCCGGCACAGGCAACTGTTCCTGGCGCACCAGGAGTGCCGGGAATGCCAGGAATGCCTGGCGCACCAGCTGCACCCCCAACGCTCGGTATGCCACCAACAGGCGAGCAACCACCACAGCCAATTGACCCCAACACAATGGCAGGAGCAATGGCTCAAATCGCACAAGAGGGGCAACTTGCACAAAGCCCATTGCCTCAGCCAGAACCAGCAGCGCAAAATGCTCAAGCTCCAGTACCCCCTGGGGCAACATCTGCAAACTCATCCGGAGCAATACAAGTCAAGTCGGCAGAGCAAAATGAGCAGAAGCAGGAAATGGATAGATGGGAAGAAATTCTCACTAGAAGCATTGAGCGAGTCCTAGAAAGACAACAACGTGTTGTCCTTGAAAAGGCAAGTGGAGCAAAAGCCAAGAAGGGGCTTTTTGCTGGGACCCTAGACATCTCCTCAATACTTCAGGTTGATGTATGGGACAGACAGTTTGACGAAGACATTAGACCCGTTGTTGCAGCAATAATCAAGGAATCAGTCGTTGCAAATTCCAGCGCCCATTCATCAAAGTCTGCCAAAGACCAGTCGGTGAATATGGAAGACCTATATGTTCAGATTGATTCACAGATGCAAAGAATTAAGCAACTAAATGAAGATGTGAAGTCAGAGATTACAAACCTAATGCTTGCTTCATTTAATGTTCAGGGTGAAGACCAAAGAGCTGGGGCATTTAGATCAAACATTGTCTCGCTCTACACAAACCTTCTTGCTAAGAGAATCTCAGAAATATCTGAAGATGAAGTCCGCAGAGCTTGGGCTTTTGGAAAACTCTAAATACTTTCAGTAAATACTTTCAGTAAACGATTGTAAAAACGCCAATACTTGCGGTTTTAGACATCTACTGTCGTTTATTATCAGAAAAGCGAAAAAGGGAGCTATATGCCTTCTGCAGACATTTCCAACATTGAATACAAGGCTATGCAGTCAGAGGCAACTCTGGATAAGGCAGAGGGCATTGTTGAGTGCTTCGTTGCTGGCATAGGCAATAAGGATTCTGTAGGAGATGTCTGCGCTCCTGGTGCATTTAATAAGAGCCTTACCCGTCGTAAGCCAAGAGTTGTCTGGGGTCACAATTGGAATGACCCAATTGGAAAAGTCCTTGAAATATATGAGGTTCCGCCGAATGACCCAAGACTTCCAGCAAAGATGCGTGCTGCTGGTATTGGTGGACTTTATGCTCGAGTTCAGTTCAACCTCATGTCAGAAAAGGGCAGAGAGGCATTTGCAAATGTTGCGTTCTTTGGCGAAGAACAAGAGTGGTCAATTGGATACAAGACCATCAACGCTAAGTTTGATCCACAAATGCAGGCAAACATCCTTTACGAGGTTGAGCTGTATGAAGTATCCCCTGTTTTGCACGGCGCAAATCAACTCACTGGAACAATTTCAGTAAAGTCTGATGATAAGCAAGAAGTTTCAGTAAAAGATGCTACCGAGGATTCCTTCCTTGATGTAAACGAGATGAAGTCAGTTGCAGAAATGCAACAGCTCCTTGCAACCCTTAAAGAAGTTAAGGGTCATGGCATGATGCCGGTTGCAGGCATGCCAACGGGGATGTTCGCCCCAAAGCCAGCCCCAATGCAACAGGGCCCAGCACCAAGAGATGTCGTTAAGCCAGTCCGTCCGTCAATGCCGGAAAACCCGATGCTCATTGCTGTTCGTAGAGAACTCGCAGCACGAACTGGAACAAATGTAATCATTAGAAGCCTTGAGGACAATGTTGTCGTCTTTGATGCAGTCAATGCAGAGGGCGAATCCTCAACATACAGAATCGCATACCACTACTCAGGCGGCGACTTTATGTTTGGCAAGCCAGAGAGAGTTAATACACAGACAGTTTATGTTCCAGAATCAAAGCCAACTATGGGACATGCATACATGGGCGATGATGCCTCAGAGCCAATGGTCGTAATCCCGGGCAAAAGCGCTTTCTCTAATGACCTAGTAGATCCATCAGCTATTGATGAAACAAGCATTTCAGAAATAACGATTGAAATAGATTCAGCTTTCAAGTCGGGTAACAGTGAAAAAGTTCAGGCCCTAATAGACAAGATTGAAGGAATACTTTCAACAAAGTCACAGTATGTAATTCCGGTTGACATTGAGGACGCTTTTGAGTTTAAGCAACTCATAGATCCAATCCTTGATTACTACCAAGTTGATGCAGAGGTATCAGAAGAAGGAATAGTCATCAAGTCTGGCATGACGCCAGATTTCGTTGACGCAATTGATATTGCAACAAAAGCTTCTCTTGGTCAGATGGCTAGAAATATCGGCGGCGGGGTCAGCCGTGGAAGACGTGCGGTTGCGAGATTTGACCCAAAAGCATGGGACGGAGATAATGACGGAATCGTTCAGGAAGGTACACCTTTTCAGCGTCCTGCTATCCCCGGCATTAATGACTTCAACTCACGTGGCAGAGTAAATACTCAAGCAGCTACTCGTGCTTGGGAGCAATCACAGTCTTCTGGTCGCGCAAAGCCACAGGCTGCACCAAAGAAGCAGGGCATATCTTCCGGCGCAAAACTATTTGATGTACCAGACATTAACGATTCAAAAATAAGCTCAACAGAAAAATACAACTCTGCGGACGAACAGTTGACACAATTGCGTGATGTTCTCAAGGGTGCAAAAGACCCAGATCAGGTTAAGAGACTCAAAAGGGCGATTGGTCAGCTGGAAAGCTATATCAAGGATGTAGAAAATCTTAGAGACAGAGAGACAAGAAGAAGAGATATAGCAAGAAAGCCAAAGAAGGCGCAGGCTGGAAGACTATCTTCAGGTAGCCGTATCGCCCCAAAATTTCCAGATCTTGATGGCCTTGATCAAGATGAAGCAGATGAAGCTTTGGAAGACTTTAGGGATGAACTATTTGATTTTACTTACAGGACAGAGGACATTGCCAGGGGAATACTGGGCAACAACGAATACAATAGGAGATTTGACGGAGCAGTACCCCTTATTGAGGAGATGCAAAAGAATCACGATGGAAGCATTGAGCAACGTGAGCTTGCTCTTTTAAATGCCCTTGCCCGGGCAGAGGCATTTAGCGCCAGAGTTGATGCTTTATCAGGTGGCAGAAGACTCTCTTCTAGTCAATCAACTCGCAACAGGTATGACGAAATTGACCCAGACAATCTGTTAACAGTTGATGATGCGATGCGCCGAACCGACGAGATTGGTTCAAATGCAAAATATATATCTGACATCTTGATGTCAAACCCAGTCACAAAGGGTAGCGGTAGAGAGCTTCGTAGGCAAACAGATCCACTGTCGTTTACATACGGAGGAAAGCAGAGAACTGTCTATCCAGAATCATGGAAAGTCAAGCCAGGTGGCGGAATCAGTTTTATTGGCTGGGACGATGAGGCGGATGGTTATAGAAGCTTCAGGATTGAAAAAATTGATGGCCTCGTTGATGGGGCAACACCTCCAGTCGGCAGACTCTCTTCAGGCAGGGGCCAAGAGGACAACATTGCACGTATCAGAAAAATGGCTCTGGCTGACGAAAACCTCAGAGACCTATATAAGGACGATGCAAGATACGAAGATGATCTTCTTGACTGGATTGACGCTAATCCGGGTAAGACGGAAAAAGATTGGCAAAAGACCAATGAATACGCAGACCGCCTTCTTGACTTTGAAAACTCACTAGGAGAT